TTTTGAGAAAGTGGGTAACTCATTTGGTGATTTAGATTTCTTAGGTATTGGTAAAACTATTGGTAATTTCTTAGGTAGTCTATTTGGCTCTAAGACAACTATCAAAGGTCAAGGTTTGTTTGGTGGAGCGCAAAGTTTAGCTGGTATTATGTCAGATGGATTTAATCTTCAGGAATATGTTGATGTTGAGATCAAGAAGAAAACTCTTGGGATTACAACTTCTACAAAAAACAAGACACAAATGACTCAAGCTGATGCTGCATTAGAAAAACAATTTACCTTAATCTTCTCAGGATTCTATAACTCTATTCTTTCTGCTACCGATATCTTAGGAGCTAATACAGAAGAGATCAAGAAGAAACTTCAGAATGCTATTATCGACATCGGTAAGATTGATTTAAAAGGTCTTAATGGCGAACAAATACAAGAGCGTTTAGAAGCTGTATTTGGTGCTGCTGCTGATAGTTTAGCACAACAAGGTTTTGCAGGATTAGATGCTTTTCAAAAAGTAGGTGAAGGTTATTATGAAACTTTAGTTCGTGTCGCATCTTCTCTTGAGGAAGCTAAATACTATACAGATAGACTTAATGTTACAGCAATTAAATATACAGACATCTTAAATAAACAGGGTGATGTAGCTGCTGAGATAGTAAGACAATCTGTCCTATTAGCTGAAGGTAATAAGAACATTAAAGGTGGTTTCTATGACTTAGTAAACTCTTTTAATGGTACAGCAGAAGAAATATCTAGTTTTGTTGTTCAGTTGCGTGATTTGCAAGATCAGTTGTTTATGACTGGTAAGAATGCAGATTACCTAACTTCATCAATGATTCTTGGTGCTGGTGGTTTAGATA